GCACTAGACGCGAACCGAGAGAGCGAAGAGATACGTGAGCGGATGGAGTGGGAGCGCACGCGGTGGCTCGGTTCTATGATCATGCAGCCCCACCTAAAAAAAGGGCGTAAATTGCAGCCAAAGGACCTGATGCAATTCCCATGGGAGAAACCAAAGGCCAAGGCCGGAAAGCTTAACAAGGAAGAACTCAGGCAACGAATTTTAGAAAGAGATCAATGGCAAAGCTGAACGATTTAATCGTAACGATAGGAGCGCAAACAAAGCAATTTGATAAGGCGCTTGGCTCATCTATGAAAAAGATGCAGCGCTTTGGTATGAACACCAAGAAGCTCGGCAAGTCCATGACCATGGGGCTAACAGCACCGATTGCGGCGCTTGGCTTTACAGCGGTCAAAGCATTCGACCAGCAGGCTAAAGCCATTGCACAGGTTGAGGCGGGTTTGAAGTCCACCGGTTCAACCGTTGGATATACTTCGAAGCAGTTGCAGCAGATGGCCAGCGACCTGCAAACCAAAACCATATTCGGAGATGAAGAAATATTAAAGGATGCAACTTCGCAGCTGCTGACGTTTACCAACATTGCCGGCGATCAGTTTGCACGTACGCAGTCGGTTGCTTTGGATCTTGCCACGCGATTAGATGGCGACCTCAAAAGCGCATCCATTCAATTGGGTAAAGCGCTGAACGATCCTATTGCAAACCTTAGCGCGTTAAGCCGTTCGGGTATCCAGTTCAGCGAAGACCAAAAGCAAGTAATTAAAAGCCTAACCGAATCCGGTAGGCTTGCCGAGGCTCAGACCGTTATACTTGACGAGCTAGAAAAGCAATACGGCGGATCAGCAGAAGCCGCAGCGAAGGCCGGCACGGGTGGACTCAAGCAGTTGGCTAATTCCTTTGGTGACTTACAGGAAGAATTCGGTAAGATTATAATGGAGTTTCTGCCGCCGGTCATTGACGGCCTAAAAAATATGCTGGCCGCATTTCAAAACCTCAGCCCAGAGGTTAAGAGATTTATGGTAATCGGTGCAGGTATCGCGGCGGCGCTCGGCCCTTTGCTTATCATACTGCCGACCCTGATACAGGGCTTTATGGCGTTGCTCTCTCCTGTTGGTTTAGTCATTGCTGCCGTGGTGGGTTTAGGTATCGCCATTGTCACCTTTGCCGATGAGATAGCGCCATATATCACCGACGTGATCAATTACTTTATAACGCTTTACAATGAGTCCAGCCTTTTGCGTGGCATCATTGGCGGGATAAAGGGCACGGTGCAAGTAGTATTTGATTTCTTCCTGTTCGCGGTTGACAGTGTTATAGGTGCGTTTACAGACCTTGGCGCAATCATAGGCGCAGTAATGCGCGGCGACTTTAGTGCAATACCGGAATTGATTGGCAACGCATTCAGCAACGCGGCGGATCGAATGGCTGAGTTTGGTACAAAGGCAGCCGAGGACTTTACAACGGCAGTCAACACAGAGCTGGCACGCGAGCCGCTGGAGTTGGTTACAAAAGAAACGGTAGCCAACGCGTTAAGTACATTGGGCGGCTTGACTAATTTAATACCGTCAGCCATTAGCGGCGGCGGTGCAGGTGCAGCAGAGCAAGGTTTGCAACCAATGGCCGCCAAAGGTGGAACAGCAGGAACGCCAAGCCCGCAGCTAGTAAACGAAAGCAGCACAGCCGTCAGCGAGTTAGCCGAAAACTTAAAGGCAGGCCGCAAGGAGTTAAGTATGATGGTGGATATGGGGCCAGCAGTCGAGGGCGCTTTTGCAGGTATAGGCATGGCGATCGGTGGACTGATTGCGGGCACGGTTACAATGAGCGATATATTTTCGCAGGCGGTTCTAGGTTTGGCGAGTTTGCTCATTGATCTCGGCCAGCAGTTTATTGCCGCAGGTATAGCGGCCAGCACTTTCTTTGTATCGCTTACCACTAACCCACTGGCAGCCGTGGCCGCCGGTGTTGCATTGGTTGCAGCGGGTGCAGTGATCAAAGGACTGAGCACACGGATGCAAGGCAGCCCGCCAGCGCTTGCAAAAGGCGGTTTGGCATTCGGTCCAACGATGGCCATGGTAGGTGACAACCAGAACGCAAGCGTTGACCCTGAGGTGATCGCGCCGCTGAGTAAATTGCAGAGCATGATGGGCGGCCAAGCTGTACAGGTCACCGGCAAGATTTCAGGCCGTGATATACTGCTAACCAGTGAGCGAAATGCAATCGACCGTAACCGAGTAAGAGGATTCTAACATGGCTGATCCAATACGTTTATTTGCTGAGTTTACAGACCAGCTTGGCACGGACTATAAACTAAACATCCACGAAAGCGGATACGGTGGCAGCGCTACTGAGTTTAACCTTGGATCAGATGGCTTTGTATTGCGTTACAGCGGTGACAATGAAACCCGAATGCAGCCAATCATAGGCAGCGAGGTTACATTTACTTTGACGGAAACGGTTTCCGAACATACGGCTATGCTTACAGCCTTAGCCACTAGTGAAGATGCTGACTTTAAGGTTAGCATTTACAAAGACCCTGACGGCGCTAACACTTTGTTTTGGACAGGCGTGCTATTGCATGAACAGGTAGAGCTGCAAGATGAGGCGTACCCTATTCAGAACACAATGAACGCGGTTGATGAGTTAGGTGATCTAAAGAACGTGCTGTATAATAATGCTGGCAGCGCATACACTGGACGCGAAACTATTGCAGCGCATTAGTGAAAGTGTTAAATAAGACACGCGCCTTGCACGTCTATGGCAATACAGATGTATTCCTAAAGTATGCAAACGATTTTAAGCCTACGACATTTAGCAGCACAAACGCATTGACAGAGTTAGAAGTAAATCATGCGGCTTTTTACAACGTTGACGAGGCTGGTTTTGTTAAGTACATGACAGCCTATGACGTGTTGACGGATATAGCCACGACGTTTAATGCACGGGTATTTTTTGCTGAGGGTTATTTTTGGTTTGTTCCTGTTGGTGCAGTCAAAAACAATGTGACTATTAACGTTCATACGGTAACAAAGGCGGGCACGGTTAGCGGATCAACGAGCGCCGTAAATACTCGGCTGACAACTGGCAGCGATATTGTCAAGCTACGCGGCGGCACTACTAGCTTTTTGCCACCTTTAAACATGGTGCAACGAACTTGGCGAACAGATGCGAACGTCCCTTTGATTGGCCCTGAAACGCAGTTTCTAAATGCCTCAGGCCAGCAGACAGCATTAGGTGCCAATATCACTGACAACGATTTAGCCTATGATAATGGCACGCTGTTTCGGTTTCAGTTTAGATATACCCACAGTTTTGACGGCGATGGGTCAAGTACAGGCGCAGATCAGCACGCGAGGCTAGTTCTCAAGTTACAAATTAAGGTCGGCAGTTTATACTATAATAACGCTGTCACCTTTGGCCCAACAACAATGACCTTTGGCAATGCTGGATCGACTTACAGCGTTGACCAAATGAATTTTAGCGCACCAGCGTGGTCATCAAGTGCGGGATATTTTTACTTTGCTGTCACTCCATTGCCATCGTACTTGAATAAGAACAATGGATTATTTTACAATCTAACGTTTACACCGCAAAGCTATGCAAGCCTTGCACTATACAATCAACCTGTTATAATTGACTTGCTGCCAATAACAAGCGCACAGACTGGCGCACTGATAACAGTAAACGTTGAGGGTTACGACGTAGATGGTAACGTTATAACTGACGTAACGGGCACAAATGCAGACGGTAAGCTGGACAATTTTACGGTGCAAGTCTTAAACGGTGGCTTGACTAATGGCGATAGGGTTGTATATGAAGCTAACACATCAGATGCAAATCAGGAATCACTAATTCAGGACGAGGTTGTAATAGGGTCAAGTCAATTTAATGACGTCAGGAACATTTACGAGAACAACAGTTCACCAAGCCAGCCTATTGATAGTTTTGCAAGCTTTGCGAATAGTAGTGCAACCTTTGCGATCCATAAGCTTGGCGTCAAAGAGGTCTTAGCAGGGCAAAACTTTAGCACTAGAGTGCGGCGCGGTACAGTTTACAAAAGCTTTGTTAGTCCCTTAAATACAATGCTCTTTGGTTCGCGTGATTTTCTACCGTTTGAAACATCGTATAGTGCGGACGCTGTACAGAGCGAATACGAAGCGTTTTTCTTAACTAGCAGCGACTCGAATGTAACTGTATTGGACGGTCAGGTATTTGATGACCACACACCAGTTGACGAAACAGAACCAATATACGACATACGTAATGCGTTTGTACCTACTGACGGCGATTTGCCACCTAATATGTTACAAAGGTTTTTGCAACAGCCGATCCGCAGCATAACGCATCGTGACACTGTTACTACTGACGTAACGGCTACTGATCAAATGATATTCAACACGTGGACAGGGCCGAATGGTACAGGAAGAATTCAATTGCCTGTTGTGTCAGGTAACGAAGGCCGCATCTTGCGATTTCAAACAGACAGCAGTATAGCCGCGAACAAAATTATAATCATTGCGCCTAACGTTTCAGATTCAGGTGTAACTATCGACGGCGCAAGCAGTTATACATTAGATAGGGATTATGACGGCGTTAGTATCTTGTGCCACAATTCGAATTGGTATATCATACAGAAAAAGGAAAAGTGATGGAATGGGAATTTGTTGCAGTGGTTGCGCCGGTCGTGGCGGGTTTGGTCGGTGTATGGGTGAATCTCAACAGCACGGTGGCACGCCTTAAAAGCCGCGTGATCCAGCTCGAAATTGACAGCAACGAAATTAAAAGCGACATGAAAGAACTATTGGCATCCGTCCACAAAATCGAGTTAATGCTTGCAAAACTGCAAAAATGATTTGCATTATATTAGCGACGGTAATGGTGAACGCAACGTATAAGGCGCGCGAGTATGGCCGTGCGGACGTTGCTGATATTATAATCTTTGTCGCAGCCTGTTCGATAATATGGAACTGAGATATTTCAGATACGAAGAATTCGATTGCAAGTGCAAGAAATGCCGCACCAATTCGGAGGGCCTCGGTATCGACGTAATGGACGAGGATTTTT